TTTGGCCTCGATTTAGGGTCTGATAGTCCGATTTGGGCCGATTTTGGCCGATTTTCAGGGTTTAGGCGACATTTTCTAAATTGTGCCGTTTTAAGTCATCTTGCAGGATCATGAGCCTGATTCATGCAAGGCTTTTAAATGCCCTGTATCATCGCGTCCTGTCGGTCAGGTGGTGGGGTATTGGTTAAGTGATTGCGCCTTATATCGGCTTAGAATTCGTCAAGAGGTGGTGATAGGTGGCAGGGTTGCTGGTCGGGTTGGGGCTGGCCGCACCATGGGCGGGGCTGCGTTCGGTTTAATTGGGGCGGGTTGGGATTCGTCTAGGCAAAAAAAAGCCCCAGTTAAGGGGCTCAGGGGTTGGGGGTTGGGGTTAGAGTATGATAAAAGCGGATCCGAACACTAGACCAATGAAGAATGTTGAACCCATCAAGGCATCGAGCATTCCGATCTCGTCATCATCTCGCCATCCATCTTCTTTCATTTGCAGCGTCCCATCATATCCAAATCAAACAACGTTTCACCGCTGTCCGCCCATGATAGCAAAATATCACGCGCCCATTGCGTGTCAATTTCAACGCTAAACTTGCCGCGCGCAAATTGCTTTTCGAGCATATCGCAATAGTAGAACGTGATGACATCGTGCTCGATGCGAGCACTGTATTCTGGATATAAATTGATAAAGTCTAGGTCAATCAATGTCGACCCTATATCGCTTGATTTGTCTTCAATGTTAATCATGCCGCACACCCCGCGCAAATATCCACCTTAACCCGATAGTCAGACCACGCCCAATCTGGTATTTCGTCGGTTGGCCGCTGATCCGCACTCCACGAGCATTGCTTGGCTAGTGATACCGATTTTTGGCCGTATTGCTGGCCTTTTAAAATTGCCGCATCGCATATATGGCATTCTCTGTTTTTCATTGTTCTCTTAGTTTTCATGCCGCCCCTTAGATTGAAAATAGATAGACTGTAGCCGCGTAGACCACGATAAAAGATAAAACCACCGTTGCCAGCCCCTGCAACGCTCCGAGCATTGTGGTGCACTCTGGGGGTGGTGGTGGCTTTTTGTATGGGAATTTAACCAAGTTATTCATGCTGCACTCCTGACAATGATATTGGTGTTAACGATGAAATCAGATTCAGATTTTTTGGCCTTTCCTTTAGCCTTTAGGCCAACAATCTTATTACCACTAAAAAGGTTTTCTAAGTCAGAAACGTCACCATCTATAACTTCTCGACCCAAAAATGTCTCTGGCATTGGGCCATTGAAAACCACCGATATAGGCGCAGCGCTCTTTATAGCCATCAATACTTGGTTTTGATATTCAGCTTTCCCACTATAGCTAAACATCAAGCGATAATTGCTTGGGGTATTGCCTAAGCGCTTCGCAAGCTTCGTGTAATCGTAAAAGGTAATATTCGGGAAAGATTGAGGAATACCGAATTTTTCCCATTGAATGTCTGAAATTGTATTGAGCCTAACAACGGGTTTAACCCCAGTTTTAGCACAAAGCTTTTCGAAATTGGCGAGCTCTTTCCTCAATTGATCCAAAAAGCCATTCTGATCGCGGTGGAAAAAGTCTGTTTTGGCTTGCCTGCCAGATTCAACATTACTAAACGCTCCCATGCCCGCCGATACTAGGCATGGTTCGGCGCATCCTGCTAAGTGCCGCGATGGACAAAGAATGTCATCTGGCCTTAGGCTAAGGCTTGCCAGTCTAATAGAGTCCCCCAAAAAATCGATTACCCGCTTAGACCTAAAATCGTTTGTTTTTTTTACTTTCGTATTGTTGCCAGTTGTATCTAATAGCTTCATGGTTAAATCCTCTTTTAGTTATATCTTCGGTTTTCGATTGCGCGTTCATCCTGCTGGATTGCCGCCCTACTTTCCGTCAAGTCATAACATCCAGAAACAAATGCGCCTTTACCGTTAGACTGGATGAAAAAAAGATGAGTTGAAAAGCCCTGTTCTGGCCTGTACGGGTTATCGCGCTTGCAAGTAACAATTGCGGAATCATTGCCTATCGCTGAAAAGCCCGCGAATTCCCAACCGTTGCGGTTGGATGTTGCAATTGCCTCTTTAATCATATCGGTTATGTTCATGCTTAAATCCTCGTTTTGATAATGGGGCGGGCCATTCCTGCCCCGTTGTTGTTAATTCTACTGATAATCAACCCATAGTCAACAAAAAAGTTAACTGGTAATGATGCCGATTTATTGGCGCTTTTTTTCAGGCTGGATTGATTCAGGATCGGTTTGGGATCGGTTGGGGATCGGTTGGGGATCGGTTGGGGATCGGTTCGGATTGGGGTTGGATTGGGGCTATATGCCTGTTTAGGCTGATTTGATGGGCCTTGACCCCTTTATCATTTCTGATGATGTCTGGGGGGGTAGCCGATCATTCTGACCAATTATGGGGTCGGTGGGGGTCAGGGATAGCCATGGGATAGCCATGGGATAGCCATGGGATAGCCATGGGATAGCCGTGGGATAGCCGTGGAATAGCTTTTACATATTAAAGTTTAGACAACGAAACTTTTTTGGCGGAACGAATTGCTTTCCGATATTGAATTGTAAAATGTCGCCAGAAATTTCTATCGAACTCAGCCTTTGATAATTGAGCCGCTGGGAACAATCTTCTGATCCTCCTAGACTCTTTACCTAAAGCGATGATCATCTTGATCTTCTTACCGCTAGGATTCTTTGCAGATACCCCCATGCGCTGCCAGAGTCCTCTGTAGTTCTCACCTTCTCTACCTTTCGGTATACCGTAGAAATACTTATTCTCCTGCGCTCTAAGCGTTGAGAACTTATTCCTCGTCAAGTTACCCTTAGCATTCAGCTTTACCCTGCCTTTGACTGGCTGCATCAGCTTCCTGCGGGTCGGATTCGGAGGCAGGATCTTGCCGCCTTCGATGATGTTCTTTAAGTAATAACGGTCTAAATAAGGCTTGTTGTGCTGCAAACTAACGTACAAATTACCCCGTAGATCTCGCTTGTTCTTAACCCGATCTACCCTGAATCCGCTCTTAGTGTATAGTTCCGCGCCGCCTTCTAAGTAATTGTCTATCTTATTTTTAAGGAACTTATTGGTTGAGAACATCCAAGAATTCATCGCAAGGTTCATCGCATAAGGAACCTGCTTCTGCTGAAGTACCGCGTTATAGGCTGCGTCAGCATCGACTTTAAGTGTCAGCGTCATTTTCTTCCTCCGCTACTTGGCAGATTTCTTCGAATATCGCTTGTGTAGCAACGTAAAGATGGCCTATTTGCGCCAAAAGATGCTGGGCATCATAAGACTTATCTCCACTTGCATACGGCTGCCATTCAACAAAGTCTTCTGTTTCAGCCTGAACCAAAACATAAGCATGGGTTACTTCCCCACGCCTTGCCTTCATCGCTAAATCTCGAAACATTGCTTCGAGTTGATTTGGTTGAAAGTTGGTTACTTTGCTCATCTGGACATCTTACTCCAAAAAGTAGTCAAGCTCCCAACCACAATCCAAACATTTAGCTTCTTTCCCGAAGATGGTAATGCTTTCCTCTACATACTCACCGCATCGTGGGCATTCTGGGGCGTTCCAAGGCGCGTTTGGGTCTTCCCATGCGCCAGCAGGGTAGTTGCTCATACGGCTTTCCTCCACGGGCCTCTTAGATGCTCAGGCTTTGGCCTCTTTACTATCGGGATGTTTCTTGGCGCTATCTCATGCAAATCGTGCGCGAATTCCATCGCCATGTGTAAAGCCTCCATAAGCTCGTCAGTCTTACGGTTAAACTGCAAGACCTCCCATTCAAACTTGGAATTCTTAGACCACCAAGATCCTTGAATACCTGTCACTGACTGGGCTGTACGTTCAGCCTCCTTCAAAGTGGTAGACAGACCACCGTATTCAGCGCCGTCAGATGGATTGGTGAAACGATACTTGATAATTCTCATCGTTCATCCTTCTGTAGCTTATCCAATAAACTCAATACATCTGGCAAAACCTGCTTGTGGTACTCGTCCACATAGTCAGGCCCGTAATAGTCCATGACCTTGATTATGGTCATCCATGCTTCTAATAACTCAGTTCTCGTTGGTTGCATACTCTATCCTCCATATTGATTTTGCAATTTGTTCTACTACTTGAGGCACTACCGCATTGCCTAACTGTTTAAGTCTGTGTGACCTTCTGGGAACCCCATTAGCCACTCGACCCACGTTGGGTTCAGTGCGCCAGACTGGTCGTTGACTACCATCGAAAGGTTGAGCTGCTTGCCTTTCTCTTTGCGTCTCTGTATTGATGGCATTCCCAAGTGTCCCCTGTCCCTGTCGTCGCTGGCGTTCGGAGTCGGCCAAAAAACCTGTTCTCGTAACTGCGCCCTTGGATGCCCTGATATTTTCCGCTTGCTTGCTGCTGTGTTTGAGTCGGTGGTTCTTGGCGTTTTCCACCATCCGCTGTTCATGCTTGGAGCCATCTGATTCGCTGTCGCCGTTGGCGTGTGCAACAGTCCAGACTCGATCCCGTCTATGGTGAGCATCGACGGCACAAGCTGGAATAACAAACGTCCTTGCGGTGTAGCCCGCTGCTTCCAAGTCAGTAAGCACTTCGTCGAGGCCCATATTGATGTGACCAGCAACATTTTCTCCAATGACCCAAGTGGGCCTGAGTTCTTGGACAAGCCTAAACATTTCTGGCCAGAGGTGACGGTCATCTTCTGCGCCACGCCGTTCTCCTGCGAGGCTGAAAGGCTGGCATGGGTATCCGCCGCAAATAAGTCCGATGTTCTGTATTCCATTGTCTTGGAGCTCCTGTTTGGTCAAAGTTCTAACGTCAGAAAATATAGGAACGTCAGGCCAGTTCTTGCGTAAAACTTTTTGAGCCTCTTGGTCGTATTCACAAAAGGCTGCGGTCTCAAATCCAGCAGCCTCAAGGCCCAAGCTAAAACCACCTATTCCTGAGAATAAATCTAGCACCTTCATGCTTCCTCCTTTTGCCACAGCATAAACGAAACAGTTTACCGTGGGATAGCCGTTTTATATATCTTTTTGATCTAACAACTTGACTCTTTGCAACGCCAGCTTGTATCGCTTCTGATCGTTCCAAGTGATCCGCCCGCCTTTCGCCTTTTCATTATCGTATATCGATATAAAATACAGATCTTCTTTGGCCTTCTCAATTACACTTCTAGGAATTGCTCGGCGCTCGCCTTGCTTCTCAAACAAGACACTCGGACTCAAGCCCAGAGCATTGACCACTTCCAACCCTGAAGCCTGACAACTGAAACAGTGAATCAAAACCTTGCCATCCCGCTCCGTCAGAGTCATTGACGGATTGTTGTCTTTGTGTACAGGACAACAGGCCCACGTCTTGCCGCTTACAACTTTGACTTTATCCAGCTTAGGCAAGATGTCATTTAGCACTTCGCGCTTTCCTTATGTTTAGGTGAATGATGTGATTCTTCACAGGCTCGCTGATTTCCTTGACTGGCTGCGGACTGATCTTGTTAGGCCAGACCCCAAACTTTCCTCGGTAAGCCCAAGATGCCCATCCTTGCTTGTAGCCTTTTTTCCTAGCGTAAAACTGGAATTCACCTAACCACTTAGACTTTTCTTCGACAGAGAACTCTTTGTTGGCCTTCTTTAGCTCCTTCAGTTCTTGATCGTCAGTCTTCAAAGTCTCCTTTGGTGGTCGTTGATACCCGCAAGCGCAAGTGATTAAAAAGTGCTGAAAACACTGCGGGCATACCGATGGCATGATCTCGTCTTTGTCTTTCTTGACCAGTGAGCTTTCCGAATACTCTTGAAGTCCATCATGTAAACTTTCAGGGACTATGAACTCTGGGAAGCCGTGGGTCTCGACGTTGCCAGCGTGATCTAGGTAGATCGCTTCCGTCTTGCCTTCGCACGTTCTCATGATTCGTCCAGCTCGTTGTATGAACGCGATCTTTGACTTGGTAGGAAAGCAATCAATCAAGGTGGTGACTTGTGGCGCGTCATAGCCTGTGTTTAAAAGACGAGAACATGACAGTATCTGAAACTCACCTTGATCGTGAGCATCAAAGATCATCGTCCGATCTTCCTGATCCATATAACCGTCTATGTGCTCGGCGGTAAATCCTTGTTCACGAAACATCTCGACCAGCTTCTTTGAATGCTTAATCGACGGACAAAACGCTATCGTTTGACCTTTACCAAACTTCCTAAAGTTCTCAACAATATCCCCGACTAGCTTCTGGTCTTTCTCGGTCGCATCGGCAAGACTTCTAGGATCGTAATCCATGCCGCCTGTCGATAGTCGTTTATTCTTAACGCCTTTCAGATCAGCCCTGTTCCCACCGAAGTATTTGACAGGACACAAATAACCCTGATCTAACAACTGACTTGGCGTGATCGGAACCACTAGATCAGAATAATGCCTTCCCAGTCCTTTCGAGTATGGCGTTGCACTTAACCCGATGAAGATGCTTTTGGAGTAATCCTCCATCAGCTCAGTCGTCGTCTGGTAGTGGATATGGCACTCATCCACAACCGCAACGTGAAACAGTGGCTTGTACCGTCTTCTGGCGATTGTCTGGATCGACGCTATCTGTATCTGAGCATTCGGATTCGTTCGCCAGTGATCGGACTGGATGACCCCGCAAGATATCCCCGCTCGGTCGAATTCCTCCAGAGCTTGATCAACTAACTTAACCCGATCACAGATCAAGATCCCCAGCTTCCCGTTCTTCGCAGTGTTCTTCAGGATCTCCATTGCGACCCTAGTCTTTCCGAATGAACAGGGCGCTGCTAGGACTAACCTAGAATTACCTTTACGGATCGAATGCTTGAGCATCGTTATAGCTCGTTCTTGATGTGGTCTAAGCATTTGACCACTCCCAAAATGGGATCAATTGATTCTGCTTCAATCGATAGCAAACACCTTTACCCAAATCAATCAGATTTTGATCGTTGTAAATCATCCCAGAAGTCGCTACGCCTCGGATGTTCAAAACTGGAACCTTGCCAGTGACTAGAATGTAAAAATCAGACCTCGATTGCTGGTAGTCAGGAATCAGTAAATCGTGGTGATCGGCAATCGTGCTTTTGACGTTTATCCTGAACCCGTTGTAAATCAAATCGTATGGTGAATATCGAGCATCCAGATCTGGATAGACATTCAGATGTTTCGCAACTGCCATTTCAGCAGATAAACCTTGAGCCGTGATTTCTAAGTGTGATCTTTCATCACGCTTCTTACTGTCGTAATTATTAGCTCCCGAAAAATCAACTTTCTGCTTGGCGATGTATCGGGCAATCCTCACTTCTTCTTCTGTAAGTATTATTTCCATAGCTTCCTCCAAAGCATTTATTTTAGGCACACTTCGACTTTTTCCCTGTTGCAAGACACAAGCATACAGATCGTTAGTCTGGTTAGCTCTGGCGTGTCTACATCCGAAGATGCGGTACTCATATCCTTTCGGTTTCTGGCTAGGCGCAACCCTAACCACCTCACTTGAGGCCTGTTGCATTTTGGGACGTAGATCGGGACAAGTCGTCAGTCCTAACATCTGTCTACGGATTACTGCTATTTAGAAAGGACGCACAGTTTAGCGCCACTGTCCATCAGCGGGGTATTCAATGAGGATTGCTAGTATGGTAGGATATAACCCGTGTCGGTTGTGACAACGGTTCTTCCGCATTTGCAATCGGGCATTAAAGGGGTTGGTAGCCCCGCCGACACACTTACTATATTCTAGTTCGTAACCTCAAGCAACTTATTTAGATACCACTTAGCTTTCAGCAGATCCTCTCTGGCGTTGTTCTTGTACCTGTGCCTGTGTAGGTACTTGATCGTGTTCCCCAGACAGTACGCCCCAAACTCGTCTCCTAGCTGCTGCTGGATGTAGTCGATGCACTCGATTCCTGTGACGTTGTAATGCTTTGGTCGGTTTACGGTATCCCATTCTTCAGGGGTCGGATCTTTTCGCATTCTCGTACTCCATGATTCTTCTAATTTGATGCCTAGATATAGGCTTTCCTGCTCGGTTCAAAACACCTTTCTCAGCGTAATAATCAGCAATATTGTACATACTCATTCCTGAAGCTCGCATCTTTAAAACGCCTTTAATGACTTTCTGTTCGTACTGATTCTTGTGAACTTTCCCATCCTCAGCGTACCAGTATCCGAATCTAGCCTTGCCGCCAATGCAAAGACCTTTAGCCCTACGTTTCCTGAGACCTTCCTTGACTAAAGCCGAAGTCGTTAGATTCGCGCTATGGACTTTAGAATGGCATGGAGCGCATAGATCAACCGTCTTCGTACCTCCCAAGACTCGCGGAACGACATGGTGCGCGTGATCTGCGGTTATTCCGCATTCAAAGCAAACGTGATCTTTGGTTCTTAATTTGGGCATTAAACTCAGCAATCATTTCACGATAGTCTCGTGCGTAGAGTTTAATGGGTTTATTGGAGTCTGCAAGCATCTGATCAACCTGAGATTTTCCGAATTTGTCAATCATAAACATTGTATAATTCTGAGCTGCGACCCCGTGTTTCATTCCAAATAGGTTACAGCCGACACATTGCGGCCAGACGTTTCTTTTATCCAATGAGAAATAACTACTTTTACCTTTAGGCAACCAGTGACCACCGTGAACTTCTGTGTAATGTTTAACGACTCCGCACGTCACGCATTCACAATAGCCGTTGTCATCTGCTTCCTCCAATCGTCGGAGTAACTGAAATGCCTTTAACGTCTTAGCCCTGAGCGTCTCTGCCACGCATAAACTCGCTGTCTGCTGGATTGGCTAATTGTACCCCTTTATCAAGTCCCCAATGGAAAACCTTTTCCATGAAGTCGTGCATTTCGCCTTTAGAAAGACTAGACGTTGATCGGAGTTGGTTCTCAATAACCGTACTACCGACATGGATATTCTCAGTCCCGAGGAACTCGTTCTTCATCAGCTTCTTGACCATCTCAGGTGTCACGCTGATCTTACTTGAGAAATACTCCGACATCTGACCGCACCACATATGAAACAGAGCATTCTGTGAAAGGCTCCTAACTGTGGAATACGTCTCAAACCGCCAAGCTATAGGACGGCTGAAATCCATTTCATTCAGCCTATCACTAAAGTTCTTGATAACGTCAGGAATGTCCCGACGATGATTGATCAACCAGAATTCACCTCGCATTGAGTTTATCTTTGAACATTTGCCAAAGATCCTCGATGATCATTCTTACCTCAAACCACAACCGCTTCAAGCTATTCACTGGCTAACCTCAAGAAGTCATACACATCTATTTTCAGATGCTTGCAAACCTTCACCACCAAACTCAACTTTGCGTCTTCTCTGTACCGCCATTGAGACACTTGTTGCTTGGTGATCCCCATGTCGGAAGCCAGCTCCGAAGAACTGACCCCCAACTTGACCTGTGCTAATCTCAGGCTTTTGCCGAAATCAAAACGGCAAGTCATCTTCAAGACTCGCTGAAGTTGGCGCACTGTAAACGTCTTGGATCTTACCTGTCATCACAGGCTGATTACCCGCTGCACCATCACGTTTCCACAAAGCAATGTCGATTGTCTCGCCTTCCTTAATGTTTCGATGAGCAACGACCTTTCCGCTAAGGATTGGCCCACTGCCGCCTTTGTCACTTTTCCAAAGGCTTACTTTTCCTCGATTGTCATACTCCATACATACTTCCTATTTTTCCAAAGTTTAAGGTTAAATCTTCCAGTAGTTTTTCAATTGCCGCTGAAAGTCCAGCAATAAAATCATCGTCACGTTTTACTTCCATAATCAGATTCGGAAGTTCTGGGTGGTAACTCATGAAGTAATACCGATCAAAGTCCATTAGCCACATCGTTCCTTGAACCTGAGCGTAATACTCCGAAGGCATTTTTCCATTACTTGCACGTTCTGCAAGATACTTAACATGGACTGCTGGCGATGGGCATTTGATTTCAAGACCAACCCCGTCCACCAACCTGTCGGGACTGCAACCAACTGTTTCATCATCGTTGGTTACAAACCCAACTTCTCGGCAGGTTAAATCTGTCTGAAACTCAAAGACGGTAGCCGCCTCTGGTTCTAAATCATTACCACGCTGCATCCAGAATGATTTGAATCCTTCTTCTCTTTTACCACTCAGTCTTTCGGCAAGAAGCTCATACATATACTTCTCGCCAGACGCTGAAGGCTTTCCTTTAGGGGTCACAAGATCTTTGAACTTAGAAGCAGACGGCATTCCTAGTCGCAGTCTGAACCACGCCTCAGTGCCTTGCTCGACGTTGTGGATCTTCATTTGACTTGCTTCTGCTTCTTAGCTTGAAGCTGCTTGACTGCTCGGTCGTATTGATCTTCGCTTAATTGTTTCAGATCAGACACATTGTAAATCTCAAGAAACTTAGCCTTGCTTGATTTAGTAGAATCAATCATTGCATCTATGTGCGCGGCTTTCTGATCTGAGATGTTCTCGATGCCGATTGTCAGATCTTGAGCGTCAGTATCTTCATCGGCACAGATGGCCCACATAGACTGACTTTGATATCTTTTGAGATAGGTTGAGATAGACCCAAGATCTTGGATCGGGTTTTTACTGCTAGCAGATAAAGGCACACTAGCAACCTGACGGATCCACTGACCGCTTGAATGCGTGATCTGTGACGTAACCGCTACCCTGTCACCATACGCTTCCACGCCCTGCATGAACGTCAAACCGTTAGCAGAAGCCACTGGTCGGATACAGTTCAAAACAGCCGTTAGATCGGCGTATTCGTTCTTGAAGAATGCGTTCTTGGTGTTCTTCGCAGGATTGCGAATCTCGCCTTGGGCTTTACTTATCGCAGCAGAGATTTCTGCTATGTTTTCTGATTGCTCCATGTCTTCCTCCAGACAAATCATGATTGGAGGTAAGATTTTAACGGTTATGGCGAATAAGTCAACAAACGGAATGATTAATTTACGATGGGAAGATGGTATGCTGTACGGATTCTCGTGCTTCCTCCGCACACGGCCCACTTCGGTGGGCCTTTTTTAATACACCCAAATGACCCTAGCACTTGTCCTAGTATCTACATGGACAAATCCTTTTGCCACGCCGATTCCACTGAACCCGAGCTTAATAGCTGCGGCAACCAGAAGATAACGCTGAACCCCACCGCTAACAGCAATATCAGCAGCCCTGCCTGTCGTGTGCTGTCCTCCGCCATTAGGCTTTTTAGCTTCAAGACTGTGACGAGGAGACCGATACCCAGACGTAATGACAAAAGGAAACCCAGCTTCATGGCGTAGTGCGTCCAGCGCGTGAACAAATTCTTCCGATATCTCATTTTCACCAGTCTCCTGACAAGCAAATTCCTCTAGCGTAAAATACTTAAACATCACTTATCCCTGTGAACCGAATTCTTCTTCTCGTAAGTTCTCATCGCACCCAATCCAAGCATACCCATAAGCACTGGCATCATGGTTTCCAATGGGACAAGAGGTATAACTATGTTTATACCTAACAAAGCTAGGACAAAGTTGCTGAATGGGATAGTAATAAAATTCCCAAACATACCTAAGACGCATACCCAGCCAACTGCGGGTCGCCATCCAGCTACGAACAAAGACTTGTGAGCAGCTTCAACCTTGTTGACTTCCAACTGACCTTTAGCAATTTCTTGCGCGTATTTCTGCGACATTGTTGCAATTTCATGCGCCAAAGCGTTCTTTTGATCTTTGTCCTCTATGAATTTATCTAACAGTCCCGTTACAGGCCCGATGAGTTTATCAATCATTCTTTAGCCTTGCCGATGTTCAGCGCAAACATCTCTAAGATCTTATAGACTTTGGCGATAATAGCATCGTCCTTTGGTGTAGGGGTTAATGCACAAATTGCGCTACAGAATGCCACCAGTGTTGTCGCTAGATTCAGATATTCCATCATTTGATTCTCCAAGTTCGCAAGCCGTTATTATCTTGCCGTAGGTTAGTTTTTTAGCAGTCATTTCGCATTCTGCTAAAGTGTCAAACTCAATCCTATCAGGGCTTATCCAGCTCCCGATCATGACAATTAATATAAATTTCATTTACTTGTCTTTATTTCCTCCACTTCACGTTCTAGGTATTGCAGCCTAATTTCTTGAGCGTAGTTTATTCTAATGCTTTCTTGTACTTCTTCAGGCGGTGCCCAGTTGTTTCTAAAGTCCGTGTTCAGATCCACAACCTTTTCCAGCGCAGCGATCTGACTGTTTTGCAGCATATCGTCAGGCAATGAACCAAGCTCGCCTCTGGGCCATTTCACGCGAAACTCTGAGTTCATGTCCAGATCTACTTCAAGAATCGTTATCTGACGCTCTAAGACGCTTATGCGATTAGTCACTTCGGTATAGGCAAAAACCGCGACAATTACGCCAGCAATAATAGCCACTAGATTCCTAATCGGGATCTCAATGGTCGTGTTGTCGTTAATTTCAGGCATTACTTGCGAATCAGTTCGTTGATCGCCTTCCACGCCTCAATCATCTTGGCCTCTAAGACCTCAAGCCTATTCAGAATCTTCCCAATCGTCAGAATCAGGAGAAATACCCCTGCTGCAACGGGCCAGCTCTGAACTATTGTTTCCCAGACTTCCATCAGACATCTCGTCTAAAGATGTTCTGAATCGTAGGACTTTCCCAAATCCGAATGGATAACCAGATAATTGTTAAAGCACTTGCAAGAGGCGGAAGCCATCCAGCCATCGTTGCAACGGTTCCTGTGACAGCTAGACCGTCAATGACTGTTTTGGCTTCTTCTTGCATCTTGACACCTATTCCTCTACTGGCTCAAACTCAGGCTCTTTCAGAGACTTACTCAGCATTTCCACAAATGCTTGTCTGCCTACATTGAGTTGATCTAAATTGAATTGGGTTGACCTCACCTTACGATCTAAATCGGTGATGTGATTAACCATAGTTTGTTGTTCTGGACTCATATCTTCCAGAACGTACTCTACTCCATCTACAGAAATTGGCGTTGTTTTTTTCTCAGCCATTGTCATTTCCTTTTATTGATTTACCACGGAACCCCCGAGGCTTGGGTCGGGTTAATTTGCCCGTCAATGTTAGCTTGCAGACTTGCTTCAATAGCGTCCTTGTCCACACCTGAGTCAAAGCACCATGACAGCGCCAAGTCCTCTGTGATGCTGTCGTAAGCCACCCAATTGGAGTTGCTAGGATCTGGTGTAAAGCCAGCAGTGCCGTAATTGGTAGCTGAGTAGTCCCCGTCAGTTGCCGTAGCTCGCCAGTGACATACGACTACGCCACCGTCTGCAAGCGTTCTTTCCATTTGACTGATTTGCCATACTGTTGTCATGTTGTTTCTCCTTTAGGATTCTAGTGCCGCGATACGGGCTGTTAATGCTTCAATGATGGCTTGTTGTTCTTGGATGGCTTTAAGTAAAACTGGGATGGTTTCTGTGTAGTTCATGCCTAGAGTTCCGTCAGTATCGGTAGCTACTACTTCAGGATAGCTAGACTGCCAATCTTGGGCTATGAATCCTATTTTAACATCATCTGGATTTTGAGATTTTAAGTTATAGCGAACACACCGCATGGCTTTTACAGCGGTTAAAGCACTACTTAATTCAACGATGTTTTCTTTAGAGTTTTCATCTGATTGAGATGTCCAAGAGGTTGCACCGTTTACAAGTTTTACGCCGTCGTTTGTTTCGTTTAAAACATAGTATTGGCCTGCATTGAAGTTAATACGGTCTACACCAATTGCGGCAATGTTAGTCCCATCATTAATACCAAAGGATTCGTCAGTGACAACATTAGGAGTAGCGGAGGCGAGATTGGCTGAATTAGTAGTACCCACC